GAGTTGGGTCATAAACCGTGCCACCACCTGTTAAATTAACACCCTCTTGACTTAGTAAAGCATCGAATAAACCCATAAAGCAGACCTGAATATGACAAATATAGGCGCTATCTTACCATATCAAACAATGCCTTTTACGTTTCTTTTGATTGACTTACCCCATGACTCTGCCATAGGTCTGTAGCCGATTGCTAGGTATCTGAAAGCATCTGCTCCATGAGATGACCAATCATGTCTAGGTCGTGAGCGCCAAGTCTTACCGTTCTCATCATAATCACGAGAATAGTTGATTAAACAATCTACGCCTTTCTCACACTTAACCTCATCGAACCAACATTTGTCTAGTAGTGAACGCACTGCCTGAATACCATCATCAACCATAAGCATAGGAGCAATCTCTACGTTCCTAATACCTAGGCTATCTAATACCTCTAGCCTTGACTTACCTGAGCCTAATTCTCTCACTCTAACGTCATGTGGCAAAATGTGCTGTTCATAGACATAGCCTTTATCTTGTAATACTTTAGCATAGTGGTCTAGTCCAACACCTGATGCCTCGTAGTAATCAATGATATGAACCTCTGTGCCAATGTACTGAGCAAACCATATAGCAGTTGAATCACCTACACCTAAATCCCATGCTGTAATGACAGGCTTATCTCTACTGTATCTAACCTTACCGATTCTGCCTTCTTCTTCACATCTGCGCATCTCTGTCGTATAGTAAGAGCCTTCACTGAATATTAGGAATCCGCCTTCCCAAATATGTTTATACATATCAGGACGTTTCTTCTTATCTTCTAGTCTTTCTATCTCTAACACTTCAGGAAACCACTTGTTGTCTGACCAATTCATCTCTACTATCTTAGAGCCATCAGGAGGATTGGTTCTGAATCTTTCATGTGTTGCTGAATACTTACTCTCAGGATTCCATGTAACCCATACCTCTGAGCCTTCTTCACGAACAGTTGGGATAAGTTTAGACCATGCCATATCACTTACACCCTCAGCTTCATCTACCCACGCTAATAAGATACGAGCCTTAGATTTAATAGCATCAAGTGAACGTCTTAGCCCTACGAATGTATATGAGATATGACCATCTTTAGACCTGATGTACTTCTCGCCCACTTCATAGTAATCGTTAAGAATAGGAACTGAGCGTATTGCTTGCTTAATCTCTTCTAGTGATGAGTCTTCTAATGAGTTCATAAACTCACGACCACATAGTATCTGACCTGACCTTCCATCTTGACCCCACAGATAACCTTTCACTGCTGTCATTAATGCAAAGGTTCTTGTCTTGGCAGAACCACGTCCACCCCATGAGCCTCTATATCTAGCTTCACCCTCAAAGACAGGTACTAACTTATCAGGGATAGAAACAGATAATACTTCTTCTTCTAATACTTCAACCTCTTCTTCAGTCTTTATCATCTGCGTCTTTATCATCTGCTCTAACACCTACTAATTGAATCTTAGTCGGTTGCTTCATACTTCCATCGCTTGACATTAGGTCTTGCTCTGTCTTTTCTTTATAGCCATGGTTGTACATCATGAACTTTCCGATGTTGGCGTTAATCTCGTTTTTCAAGCCTTTATTCACTAGAGTATGCTCTTGTGTTAGCTGTACTTTGCCTAACGTGGTCGAAAACTCAGGAAACTTCTTGCCCCAATCGAACATTGTTGTCTTAGGTGTGTCTATGTATAAACACAATCCTGCTATTGTAGGAACAGCCTCTTTTAAGCCTTCCCACTTAGTTAAATACTCATCTGCTTTAGCCTGAATCTCTTCATTGTATTTAGTTGGTCTCCCTATTGGAAGGAAGTTATCTGTTTTCTTAGCTGTCATCTCTTTATTCCCATTGATTCATAATACAAGTCTTCAGGTCTAGGTAAGATAATCCCGTACTCAGACATTAGTATGTCTATCTGCTCAAGGTAATCTTTAAACTCTTTGACCTTTAGTTTTGTTGTGCTTCGTAACTCTTTGATAACACTCAACTTTGTTGTAGTTTCAGTATAACCTAAGAACTT